TCCAGGCCGTAGATGCAGAATAAGCCTACGTCGTGGCCAGCATCCTTGAGTCGCCGAGCCATCTGACGACCCATCAAGCCATAGGCCACGGAGGTCCAGGGGGCGTTGGCACCAATCAGAATTCTCAACTCACTCTCTCCACGTCAGCCCGCTTGACCGTTGACCATGATTTGCCAGAGTCTACGAACACCACCCGAAACGTCACGCCGTCCGATGATAGCACCTGCATCGTCTCGTCCAGCGCCTGGTCGTATGGCACCGAGAGCGTATAGACGGCGAACTCGGTTTTGCGGTCGGCGCTGATACGCTCGCTGCCAGATCTCGCGGCCAGCCGGCACGGGACGCCGGTGTAGGTCGCCGTGAACGTTTCCTTCGGCGCACCGGTAGTATCCCTGGTCGTGCCCCGCGTCAGGACGGAGCAGGTGTCAGGCAACGCCGCCTCTTGTGTCACCTGCATGGCCGCAATGTCAGCCGCGGTCAGGGTCATTGATCAGCTCCCCTGCGATTCGATGTTCACCCAGGTCAAGTCTTCGTTGACCTCCTCAGGCCACGGGCGCATAGTAATGGTCCGCGGCGAGCGCCGAGACGCATTACTCCGGGCCATTTTCATGTACTGCTCATAGACCTGAGAGCGGCTGTAGCTGGCCCCATCGGCGGTAAAGTCGAAGGAGCCAACCACAGCCGCAGCTTTCTCTTCCCAGACGTTGGCCGCGGCAGCGCAGAGGTCGTAGGTATCGATCCACTCTGGGTTGTCCAGCTTTGCGGGAGGAACCGCCGTCAAGTTCCAGGTAAACGGATGCTCGCCGCGCGCGTCGATCATCGGGTACGTCTCGATGTAGGTCGTGAGCGTGGCGTCCGAGTACGTGGTCGTCAGCGGTTCGTTCACCATCCGCCTCAATTGCGCGATCTGCGCTGCCGTGGCACTCATGATGTCACCCCCTGGCCTATGCCAAGCGCACGTACTCCAGGAAGAGCGTACCAGCCAAACCAACGGTTGTGGCTGATCCCTGGACGGTCACGAACGTGGTCGCGGTCCACTGCGCCGGCGCGGTAACGGCCGTGATGGCCGTCACCTGCGTGGCGAAGCCATTGTAGGCCACGCCCGCGGCCGCCGCCATCGCCAGAGCGGCAACGATGTCGTCGCCTGCCGTGGTCGCTGTCGCACCGATGCCGGCCGTCAGGTTGGCCGCGCCAGTCGAGTTGGCCGAGATATACAGAATCGCCCGCGTGATCAGCACGGTCACGCCTTCCGGGTTGGCCACGGAGGCGATAGCGCCGCCAGTCGTGGCCGCCACGCCGACAAGTGGGATGCTCATCCACCCGCGGCCTTCAGTATTCAGAGCAGTCATTTCACACCTCCAGGTGTAAGCAAATTTAGGATTCAGCCACCACAACCATCAGCAGGCCGCTGATAGATGCGTCCGGGTTGGGCGCGAACATGTAGGTCAGGGCGTCGCCTACCGCCGAGCAACCCAGGAAATCGTTGTGGCCGCGGAAGATGACCTGATGCCCTGTCGCCGTGCTGTTGTCGTCAATGGCCTGCGTCTGAATCGTCCCGCCGCCATAGTTGCTCGCAAACAGACAGTCCTCGAACTGGGTCATCCAGGGGCTGGTCACAATGTCCGCGTCGATCAAAACATGGACGTGCGGCGAGCCAGCGCCACCCTGCCACGAGAGGAACTCGCACTTCACGAACTTGTTGCGCGAGACTGCCCCAGCGCCGTGCAGCCACAGGCCATAGGAGGCCTCACTGCGGAAGTTCGTGTACTGCCCGATGGTGCAGCGCTCGAACACGTTCTCCGACCCGGACATTTTCAGCGAGTACGAAACCGCCGTCGCCGATGTCGGGGCCATGAAGAACACATTCTCGAAGTAGTTTCGGGAGCCGGTCACAATGGCCACACCCGAGGCCGCGCCCGTGGCCTTCTCCTGGTTGAACTGCACGTTTTTGACGATGCAACCATTGCTGGAGAAGGTGATCACCGGCGTGAGAGCCGTGGCCGCCAACATCACCACACGGCAACGCTGGCCCAGACCGTAGACGTTGGAGCTGAGACCGACCAGGTGGGTATAGTCCTTGTCCCACGCGATCGCCGCGGCCGGGTTGTCAGCGGTATCGCCAGACAGAAACAGCACCGTGTCGTGCCGGTCGCCCGTGCAGAGGTCCTCAGCGGCTTCCAGTGTCAGAAGCGGAGCCTGCCAGCTCGTGCCCGGGTTGCTGTCGCTGCCGTTGACGGTGTCCACCAGGAACGTCTTGGAGAGTGGCCCGCGCGGGATGCCCAGCGAGGCCACGTACTCATTCAGATTGCGAGGAAACAAAGCCACGTTACACCCCCTATGCCGTCAGCGTTGCGAATGCGCAACGGGTGCTGGCAGTCGTGTTCATGCGGTTGATCGGATTCGGCAGGGCAAATCCCAGGCGCATGGTCATGCGCAGGGCGATCATGTCCTGCTGGAACAGGTTGTAGACGATGGCGCCCTGGGCGTCCTGAATGACGCCCTGATCGGCGATCATCCAGCTGATGTCCTGGCGCATCGCATAGACCAGTTCAGTCCACTGGCCAGAGACGAGCAGCGAGCTGCCCGCCACGATAGAGCCGTTGGTCGGGAAAATACACTCCGTCCCGTCCAGCCGGTAGCTGGCCGCTGCCGATGGGTCGGCTACGAAGATCGGGTTGCCGTCACTGTCGCGGCAGTTGCGCAGCATCCCGCGCATGGACGTGTGGGCCAGGTGCCCGGTGGCCATGAAGCCGTCGGCTTCGATGAGCATGAGCAGGCCGTCGGTGCCTGCCGCCGTCTCACCCAACACTGCCTCGTAGAGGTCGGTGTAGGATGCCAGGCTGATGGTGTGGCTGGCTGCAGTGCAACGTGCCACGATGCCAGCGGCGCCCAGACCGGTGGTCCAGGTGGCCGGGATGTTGGTGCCGTAGAGCACGGCCTGGTCAATGGCCACTCCAGCGGCCTCGACCACCAGCGGCTGCACCACGTCCCAGACGGGATAGTTACTGTCGTCAAACGCGTTCTGTGGGATCGGCACGATGACCGCCAGCTCCTCGGCAGTCAGGGTCACATTGGCCCAGTTGACCTCGGAGGTCTGCTTGAGGCCCACGTCGCCGCTCACAAAATAGGCGGTCGGCAGAGCGCTCACAACCGGCATGGTCTTGACGCTGGCCGGGATGTCCCGCAGGCGTCGCGCCAGCCGCAGCACAGCCGAGGCTTCGGTCGTCTGGGCGAGAATCTCATTGGAGTACTCCGGCGGCACCAGGCCCGCCAGGTCGGCTCGACTGATCAGAGAATTGTACGGCATTTCATACCTCCAGGTATGTTTCGGTCAGATTGGCGTGCTGCTACTGTCTACCCGCCGCCCGGCGCAGCACTGCGTTCATGTCGATTTTACCGGTCGGCGTCGTTCCTGTCCCAGCTCCGGCATTGCCAGAGCCCTGTCGCTTGAATAGCTCAGGGAACTGCGATTTGACTTCATTCCAGTTGATGCGACCCTTGCTGTCAATGGCGCTGATCTCCTGCGCCGCGATGAACGCCAGCCTGGGGTTGGTGCAGCCAATCTCTGGCTTTGCCGCATCCTCGAAGAAGCTCACCCGCTGTTCCGCCTGCTCCAAACGAGTCGTCACGTCCTTGAGCGCCACCTGCGCCTGGGACCCTGCTTCTGAGCCCTTCGCTGCCTCCCGCAGTTGCTTGAGCAGATCCGCGCTTTCGCTCTTGCGCTGCTCCCGCTCGGCCTTCAGGGCCCCCCTGAGGCCCGCCGTGTGCGACTCGTAGAGTCCCTTGATTCCGTCGTCCTGCGCCGCCAGCCAGGTCTCGAACGACTCAGGTTTCACACCCTCGCCGCCTTGCGCCTGGTCGGCCGGCTCTTGCTGCTGCTCTTGCTTTGGCATCTCGCCTACTCCTTGGGCATCTCGCCCTACTGCTGTATCAAATCCATCAACGGCCTAACACCCGGACTGGCACCCCACGTTGCGCTGTGGGTGATCGTCACCAGGTCGTCAAGCCCAAGTCGTCCATCCTTCCAGACCTGCCAGCGGGCCTTGCCCATGATCGCCTGCTGGTTCTCGTCGCTTTGTTTCTCCAGCCACGCCTTGCCATCCTCAGTGCGGGTCGGCTGATCCTCGCGGCCCATCACCACGGGCACCAGGGCACAGTTGTGTACCACCAACCCGCCACAATTTGCATCTTCCATAGACTGTGCTACACTACGGGCGATGTACCACCCTGCCGATGTATGGAGATTGTAAACATGACCCGACAAGCTACGCCTACCGACTTCGATAACGCGATCCAAGCTTATGTTTCCGGCGAGAGCGCCGAGAGTGCTGCTGCCCGGTTCCATACCTCCGAAAAGCGTCTCACGGATACCCTCAAGGCCCGCAGCCTCTTCCGCGACAAGGCCACCTGTACCATTCTCAGGTGTACCAAGAGTGGGGCTACCCGCAGAGCCAAGACGCCATTGCCTGCATCCGAGATTGCCACTCGCTACTTGGCCGGCGAGTCCGAAAACAGCTTGGCTCAAGCTTTCGGCGTCTCTCGCCGCGTGATCGGGCTGCGGCTGGAACTTCTCGGAATACCGCTCCGCGATCAGGCCACAGCAAACCGATTGCTCGCCGCACAAACTCCCGTCGAAGAGCATCGCCGCCGCATCGCCATCGCCCAGGAATGGTGCCGCGGCCGCAAACTCACCTTTGAGCATCGCTGCAAATCTGCTCAGACCAGACAAACCAGAATCAGCCATACCTCCGCCGCCGAATATCTGCTGGCCGATTGGCTCCTCGAACGCGGCGTCGCCACGGTTCCGCAACAAGCCATTGGCCCGTACAACGTAGACCTCGCCGCCTTTCCCGTCGCCATGGAAGTCCTCGGCGGAGCCTGGCACGCCAGCAAAATCATTCATACGGAGCGCAGTCGGTACCTCTTCGATCAAGGTTGGCACCTGATATTCATCTGGTCGCATAGTCGCCGCAGTCCCCTCGTGCCCGCTGTGGCAGACTACGTTATCGCCTTTCTGCAAGAAACCCGCTCCGACCCATCCTCGATCCGTCAGTATCGGGTGGTTCGGGGTGACGGCCAGGAACTTGCCCGTGGCCGTTCTGATACTCACGATTTCACCATCATAGCGCCTGGATACGAAAGCATGAACGGGAGGCCCATTGACAACGGCTCCGGGAGCTAGGCACCTGCCATTCACATGATCGCCGAACTCTTCCTCCAGCCGGTAGAATGTGCCGTCGAGCACCAGGCACGCCATGCACGTTCGCAGTTGCTTCGCCGCCAGCCGGCGGTAGCCAGCCACAACGCCACTCTCGCGGTAGCTCTCCTGCGTCGATGTGCGGTAGGCCCTGAGCTGCTCGGTCCTGGCAATCGTCAGCATCCGGTCGAGGCCCTGATCCACCCCCTGCCGCATGGCCCTGGCAGTCTTGCGCGGGTTCCAGCCCAGCGCCGTGCCGTCGACCAACGCATTGGTGAGTCCGTCCACAGCGTCAGGCCAGCTCTTCATCAGCAGATCCCTGAGCGGCGTGCCATCTGCCGTGAATCCTACCATGCTCTGCACGGCCGGCACCGGCAGCCGGTTGAACGACGTGCGCAGGCCCGTGGTGGCTAGCAGCCGGCCAGCGTGATCAGCGCCTAGGTCCAGCATGGCCGCCTGCTCGCCTGCGATGAGACCCGCGGCGTAGTTGTCTACGTAGCGGCTCACCTCCTGCCGCGTCTGCATCAGCAGGTCATGGTAGCGGGTCATGCGTGACAGTTGGCCAGCCGTTGGCTCTATACCTCGCGCTCGTAATGCCGCGAATTCTTTCGCCAGCTTGGTGATGTTTGCCTCCAGCGCATCCTGGACGCTCACCCACCGCCCGGCCATCTCGGCCATCTGGCGAGCCTCGCGGGCCAGCAGTTGGCGCTGGAACTGGCGAGCGACGGTGACGACCACAGACTCAAGCATCAAACCACCGCCCTGGTCACGGCCAGCGAGATGCTGCAAGCTGCTGGCGCAGCCAGTTGAGCGATACCCGCCACCGTGCTGGAGCATTTCACGTCATAGGTCAGCACCTGCGGCGTCAGAGCCGCCGTGGTCGCGCTGGTGAGCGCAACGGCGATGGTGCCAGCCGCCTGACTCACTGTCAGACTGCCACCAGACAG